CGGGAATAATTGCAAAGCCGTAGCCCGTAGCTTTTTGCGCATTATAGACGTCGGTGACGTCCCATCGCAGGGTCTGCGGAAATGCGCCTGCGGGTACCGTAAGCTCCGGGTATGCGATCGTGTCCACCGTCGGTCTGTTGTTCCAATTGACTGTTTCCTGGCTCCACGCCTGGCGGATCGCCCGTACTTTCAACCAAACGCCATACGTTGTGGGGAAAATGCGGTTTCCGTCCGGCGCGTCAAAAACGGAATCCGGCGCGTGCAGCACCAGTACCGCGCTCTGCAGATGCGCGCCCGGTGGCAGCGCCGGGAATGCGTACAATCCCCAAAACTTCCAGTTGTTCCCCGAGGCACCTTGCGAAACGCCAAGTCGGATATAATCCACGCCGCGCGCGCCGCCGCCATAGGTTCGGTTCCCCTGGGCCTCGTAGGCCATAGCGGACTGCGACACATTAAGCTTTTCTGTCATGTGCTTGCCACCTGAAAATAGACCTCGCCGGGCCGGAGCGTCACCGCCGACGGGACAGCGGTTCCGGCCTTGAAATTGGATCCGCTCAGGTTGAAAATGCGGCAGTCGGTCAGTACGGATATACCGGCAGCTGCCACGGTATAAGACCAAATGGGCAGATATGCGAGCAGATCCGTTGGTTCCGGAATCTCGGGCAGCACCGGGGTCCCGGTCGTCACCGCCCCCTCGAATAGTTCAAGCGACAGCTTCCGTGCATTGGTGCTCACCTTCAGCACAACATAATCCGCACGGCGGTCTCCGCTCGGCAGCAGCTGCGGAGTTAACGGCACATCGCCCTTGTTTAGCCCGTGATAACCGTTTAGAACGACGGCTCCTGACTGCACTATTATGTTTGACCCGCTGAGCGTTGCCCGAAACTGGTTACCGTAGTGCGCGGCCACCCCGTCGCTTATCAGAAGCTTTACAAACTCGGCATATTCCTGCGAATTATAGTCGTAGGTATCATCCGTATCCGTCGCGGTCTTATAGAAAAAACCGAAGGTGTCTAAATCCGGCATATGAAGCCCTCCTAATCCGTTTCGATCCGCAATAGTGCGGTCACCGGCCTGCGCGCCCGGCGCAGGCTGTCCTTAAGCGTTTTGCGCGCGTAGCCGAGTACGACTTCAAGGCTATGGACATTGCCTTCAAAGGTGTCAATAATCTCGGTTACCCGCAAGTCCAAATCCTGCCCGGCGACAATATCCTGAACCGTTACGATATCGCCGAGATCCCAATAATCGCCCATGCTGTGCACAAGATGCTGCGCCACCACAGCGCGCACATCCAACACATCGCCGAATTCGGCAAGCGCGCTTTGCCCCTCGGCAGGTAACTCCGGCGCCGCCTTATCGCGGGCATCCGTATAGATCTCCCACCGATTAAGCGCGGTGCCGCTGCCTACCGTGGCGGTCACGCGGTTGGTATCCTTGCCTTTACCGGCCACCAGCGTCCAACCGGGCGCGCGCAGCGCATAATAAACCTCCAAACGGTTAAAGCTGTCGCGATCATGTGACCATACAGCCGAGCCGCTGCCGCCTGTGCCGCGATCTGTCCCGCTGTATATCTCCCACTTTATCGCGCCGTCTTCCACATAGGCGCGCCACCCGACTTGCGCGGTCGTCGCCGCGTCTTCAATCATGGGTCCCAAATCGTCAAAGCGCGCTTCCAGCTTCAAATCTCCGGGGACGCTCGGGGGTGCGGAGATTGTGCCGACTACCATACGGCTGCCGTCCTGCGGATCCGTAATTTGTGTCTGAATAAGCTGCTTGATATAATCTTCAGGGCTGAGCTTGTCCCCTGTCAGCTGTGCTTGCCCCGTCGGCGGGAGGACGATGCGCAACGCTGCTATCCCCTTCAGTTCCAGGCCGGACACCGTCAGCACGCATTGATTGTCATCATATTCCCAGTCCCGCGATAGAATCAGCCCAGATTTTTTGGATCCGAAGCTGATAATATCGGCGTTCATCAGCCGCTCCGCATTTGGGGAGGTCAACGCTATGGTCAACTCCCATTCGCCAACAGAAGAATAAGTATTCGGATATTGGAAGGTTATAAAGTCGTCCACGATACCGGCATCTATAAGGCTGCCGTTATCATATCGGTACAGGTTTATATCCATACTACACCGCCAAATATAAGTTGCGCCAGTACACCCATACGTCCGCAAGATATGCGTCGTCGCTTGTATACACAAGCGTCTGCCTGCCAAGCGGCACGGAGAAGAAGGTGCTTCCGGGTGCCAGCAGGGAAAAGGCGTCCGATATCTTTTCACCTGTAACGGCATCCACCAATATGGCGGACTTGTTACCGTACGCCGTATTTATGATCATCTTTTTCCCGACCGGGACGTCCTTGTTTACTTTGATAAACTCACCCGTGGACGTCAGTCGCACCTTGGGGTTGATCGCGCCCGCGCTGATCTCAATGCGAACCGGCATGGCCTGATCCCCATCATTGTCAATGGTCACCCGGCTTTGCGCAGTTCCGAAATTGATACCAGGCTCCCCACCCATGAAGTTGAACGGCAGCGTCCACCCGCCCACGATTTCATTCATTCTCGCGGCGTGTTCCACATCGCTCTCCCAGAAGGCGGAGCTTGCCGTGAACTCCGCGTAATACTGCCGGAGGGTCCCGAAGTGCGCCTGCTCTTTCGGCAGCTGTGTGCAGTGCGCGCGTATACGCCGCGCCCTGTAATCGTTCACATAGCGGATAGTACAGTCGCCCAAAAGCGGGTTTGCAACCTTTCCGAACTCACGCCGATATCGGTAAAACTCCTCGGCTTCCTGGTCATGAACATAGAACGAGAAGCCTATGATGCGCTCATCGGCGTAGGTTCCCAGCCAATCCGCGCCGTGTTGCTGGTATCCGCGCACGGTGGCTGGCTCCAGATCGCAGTCCGTCAGACCTCTTATATTCTCCGGTATCAGATAAAATGGCGGAGCATAATAATCCAACACAAGCGATTCGCCCCGCGCGTTTACAATTTCAATCCGTTCCATAGCATCACCCCACAAGCCCGAGCAATTCTTCGCTTAGTTTGCGCGTGTATCTGCTCTGCTCCGCCAGCGTCATTCTGCGGTTTGAAAAGTTCGGCGCGACGGTCAGCCTTGTATTTTTGCTGCTGCTGTTATTGTTGGTTGTGGAAATGTTGTGCAGTACCTGCGACGTACCCGTCGGAATCGTGCCGCCGTGTATGCCGCCAATGCTCGCCTGCAGCCCGGTAAACCCGGAATTGTATGCAAATCCAAACGTCGCACCGGCAGCTTCTACCTCGGCAATGCGGTTTTGCGTCTCTCCCGTTATGCCTGCCGCATAATAGCCGATGTTGCGCGCAGCCGCGCGCGACGGGGAAGCGATCTCCAGCGCATTCTTGAATCCACTGTTCATGGCGTTGGCCAGCGCAGCCCCCGAGTTGTATGCGTCGGCATGTTTCGAGTTCGCTCCCGCCACAACGCCATCGCCATAGGCCGCGCCGCCGCTCTGCCCGGCAGCGTTGAACTCCGGATCGGCTTCCATCATGGCATCTGCCATAGCTTCCGCTTCCGCTTTTACCTGCTGCTTTGCAAGCTCCGCCGCGCGCAGAATCTGCTCGCTCAGCGGTTCGCTCTTCTCCACGCCCTTCTTTTCCATTTCGGCAACCAGTCCGCGATATTCGACGCCCAACCCCTTAAGTGTCTCTACAACCTTCGGGTCGAAGCCCTGCTCTTCCATGCTTTTCAGGTTTGCGCGCCAAGCTTCCATATCGTCATTATTGGCTTTCAAATCCCTGGTCGCGGAATTGAAATTGACGCGCTCGCGGCCTATGCGCTTAAAGCCGTTAATGATGCTGTCTGTATAGGCGTTCATCTTCTCGCGGGCTTCGTCCGAGACCATGTAAGCATCTACGATCGCTTTTTTATTTGCTTTGGCGGCGGCGGTATTATCCTCTATGGCTTTGGTAGCATTTTTTGTTTCCCCGGCGAGCTCTCCCTGCGAATCTGTCAAAAGACCGTTGGAATTGGCTACGCTGTCAATAATTCCGTCTAATTCGGTCAATCGCGTTTGGCTGCCGGCAAGAGCTTCATCCGCAGCAATCAGTGCCGTCAATAGCAGGTTATGGGTATCCTCCGCTTCTTGCAAGCGCCATCCGGCTTGCAAGCGCTCCCACTGTCCGGCACCAAAAAGCTTTCCGCCGGTCGCTTCGTTGTACGATACGGCCAGACCCTTTTTGATTCTTGCCGCATACAGTGCGTGTTCCGCTTCATTAAGTGCATTCTGCGCGGCCTGCTTCTGCTTTGTCAGATTAATTTGCTCTCTCAGCATAGCGACATATTCGTCTTCATACGCCTGCTGCAGCGCCCGTTGTTTCCATAGAGCAATCTGCTTAGCTAAGGCAGCCGCACCGCCTTCCAACAATCCGGTCTGCTCGTTTAGTTTCAGGTTTAATCCCGGCATAATTTCATTGAGCGTCCGAACTATCCGCGCATACTCACTCTGTTCGGCCTTGGTTCGGTTCGTTATCTGCTCAATTTCTTTCAGCCTGTCAATGTACGGCTGCGCCCGCACTGCGGCTGTTTCCAGCGTGCCTATGGTGTCCTTAGTTGCTTGCGTGACTTGATCCTGTGTCTCTTTCAGCTTTTTGGTCGCATCGCGCAGGGCAAGCGCCTCTTTGTTCTGCTCCCGGTACTTTGCTGCGCACACCGCAGCAATTGCAACGACCGCGCCGATCGCCAGCGCAAGCAGTCCAAGCCAACCCATGGCCGCGTTTGCGCTAACGCCCATAGCAACAAGCGCGGTTTGGATAGCGTTAATCGCGCCAACGGTCTTGCCCAATAGGAGCAGCAGCGGGCCGATCGCCGCCGCAACCAGCGCGACGGTGACAACGTTCTTTCGTGAGACATCATCTAATTCCGACAGCTTTTGTGCAATGCCGGAGATCACTTTTGCGCCCGTCTCGATTATCGGCGCAAGTGCATCGAAAAATGATATAGCCGCGTTCTTAGCTTCGTTCAATGACATTTGCAGACGCGTGGATGTGTTATCAATCATGAGCTCATACGCATCGTTCAGAGCGGTCGTATTGGCCTCCATTTCAGCGAGCGCCTCGGCCATCAGCGCGCCGCCGTTGTTTGAGGTTAGCGTCAAGATACTGTTTAGGGCTTGGGTCGATCCGAATAGTTTGCCGAGGGAATCCAGATTTCCCTCTGTCTTTGTATTGACTTCATCTAAAAACACAGCCCAACCCTTTGACTGCAGTGCCGCAACAGAGAACTCGAGCCCCAGCCGTTTTGCTTCATCCTGTGCCTGTTTGCTTGGCTTTATAATGTTGCTCAATGCCGCCTTAATCCCAACCATGGACGTCTCCGTCGCGATGCCCATGCTGGTCAGCGCGGTTACGGATGCGAGAAGTTCGTCAATCGACATTCCCGCACTGTACGCCGTCGGTGCGACCTTTCCAATATTGGCCGCAATATCATCAAAGGTAGTTTTGCCAAGGTTCTGCGTGATTAAGAACTTATTGGCAAGCTCCTCCGAATGTTCGGCGGCGATGCCGTATGCATTCAACGCGTTCGTCAGTCCGTTTACCGCATTCAACGCATCCGTGAACCCGCCCTTGGCGGCTTTTGCGGACGCCATAAGTATGTTATACGTCTGATCCGCGGATACGCCGGATGATAGGGCCTCGAGCTGCGCCTCGGCCAGCTGCGCCGCTGCGATACCCGTAGCATTGGATATATCTAAAACCTCCTGCCGCAGCTTGCCCATATCCGCGCCCCCGGCAAGGGTGGCTACCTTCGACATGGCATATTCAAAGTCCATGCCGAACTTGGCAACGGCGGTTCCGGCAGCAATAATTGGCCCGGTTACATATGTGGTGAGACCTTTGCCAACCTTGCTTAGAGTGGCGGACACTTTGCCAAGCGTTTGGTCTACCTTATCGACCTTTTTGCCGCACTCCTCACCGGCCTTGCCCAGATTCTCCAAGCGCCCGGTGGCATCCGCCACCGCTGTCTCGAAGGCTTTCAGCGCGGATACACTTTCTTTTGCATCTATTTCTATATCTGCGTGCAGTGCACCCAAATCCAATGTACCCATTGCCGTCTGCCTCCTTTCTCAATCCCATATTTCTCCGCGCATGGCGGCGCGTGCCGCATCCATATCCGGCTCCTCCGCATTCAGGCGCTGCCAGTCGTATAACAGCTCCTGCCCTTTTTCGGTCTGCATGAGGTCATCTATAACGGAGCGGCGCAGACAGCATAAAAACAGGTCATACGACAGCTGCAATACGCCGTGCAAATCTAAGCCGGAGTAAGCAATCACCCGGCCCACTGCTGCCATTATTTCGTTGTGCGTTTTCGGTCGCGCTTTCTTCCCGTCACTCGCGTCGGCGGCCAGCGACGGGATTTGGAGTTTGGGCGGGCTTCGATCTCCGCTATCCATTCTGTAAAGCGGTGCAGCAAGGCGTTTTTCGCGGCTACGTTTAGGCCCTTAATCTGCGTGTCAGAGATGACGATACCCGCGTCATTGTTATTTAGGATCACCTTCACGCAGGCATGCAGCGCCCGCATTATCAGCTCTGCGCCTGCATCGTCGCTCAAATCCTTAAGCCCTGCCACTGCCAGCACAATCGCCTCTGTCGGCTTCAACAGGTTCAGTTCGGTTCCGTTCGGCATGCGGACGGGCATAGTCTCTTGGTCGAATGCCGACAAATCAAAAATCTCGTTGCTTTTCATATCGCCTCCGTGATAAAAGTAGGGAGGGGCTTGCGCCCCTCCGCCTTATTTGTAGGTTTCCGTTATGGTGACAAGCTCGCCGCCGCCGCCCTTGCTTAAGGCGGAAAACTCCGCATCCGGGACGGTCGGGTTCTCCGGGTCAAACTTCAGCGAGAAGTTGTTCGTCGGACTGCCGATGATCTGCACACGCAATTTTTCGCCATCCTCAAAGGTATGGACAAATCGCAGCAAGAACTCTTTCTCCGCGACCACGCCGCCCTTGCCTATGGAGAGCGTGCGTTTCTTCAGAGTGGTATCATCCGTGTAGGTGCTGCTCGAAATGAGCGTGGACAGTATGCCAAGACCCCAGGTCATGATCCCCGTCTTGAAATTCACAAGCTCCTCGAGCGTGAATACCCGCGTCACCTTGCGAAGATCGTCAAATATCTTCTTGATGGTGCGCTCATAGGTGAGCTCCGCGCCGCCCTTGATCCAGCCCGCGACATTGCCATTGTTTTCGACGGTTGCGTCATCCGCGGGGATTTCTCCGGTGTAGGGCATGATATACAAAATGCCGCTGCCCAGCGTTATGCGTTTCAGTTCTTTTTTGATTACAGGATCATCCATTATATGCATCCTTTCTGTGCCCTGCCGGACACGTCAAAATATAGTATGGTGTGCGTCTTTTTGCGCTCTTCGTCCGTTAGGGCGCCACCGCCGTTCTGGACGCATTTCAGCACGGCACCGCCAACGCTTGGGCGGTCGTCTTTGGTGATCAGCATATCCCGCAGCCGCTGCTCCACGGCGCGCGAGGTTTCCATGTTCCCGCATATGACCGTACACTTGAATCGGCCAAGTTCCACGGCGCCATCGTTGCGGGTGGTCGTGTAGTCGTAGAGCATGGAATCGCGCAGGTCTGCGGTTGCGCGCAGATACAGCCATTTCTCATTCTTTTTCTTGCGTCCCAGCATTTTGGGCAGCGTCGTATCCGCCAGCAAGAAGGCTACGATTGCTTCAAGCATCTGCTGATCACCTCCGCAAGTTTTTGCAAAATTGTCGGGCGTAGTTCGTTGATAGCGTCTTCCAGAAATGGCTGTGCTTTCTGGCCCTTCCTATCGGGTTTCCCGTTGCCCTGCCGGGCCTGCTTCCCCGTGCCCTCGTGGACATAGGGGGCATACACTACGACAGTGCCCACGCGGCCCGTGACCTTATCGCCCTCTGCAACCACATTGCGCTCGATCCTGCTTTTTAAGTGGCCGGTGTCGACCGGGCACTTGTCCTGTGCCCTCTTTACGAGTTCGTCACAGGCTTCCGTAACCGCATACTTCATGGCTGCCCGTAGTTGCTGCGGCACCGTTTTTACGCGGGCGTGCACCGTGTCCCCGCGGGATTCGGTTCTGACGCCTATCTTCATAGATCCTCACCGTCCTCCTCGGGCATGGGTCGGGTCAGAGCCGTTTGCGAAGTCAGCGCCAGCACCGTCCGCCGGAAGTGGGCGACCGCGTCTACCGTGTACTCCTGTTCATCTTGCACAATAAGGTCTTGATTTCGGATATCCGCATGCGCGGTCACGCCCGTATGCGTACTGTTTTGGGTTTGCACATTGTTGATCGCGCCGGGCGCGGACGTTTTTACGCCTATCGCAATTTCAATATCAGCAATGGGCTCATACTCGGTAATGGTTTCGCAGTAGGCGCCTTGTCTCAATTTGGGACGCCAAAGCTGGGCAGGGCGCATGTTCTGTTGCATATCAAAAGGTCCTCAATCGCTTGATTCTGTAGGACAGGATGGCCGCTAAGAGATCCTGCGGCAGCCCGTCCACATAGCTCTCGCTAATACCGCTTATGGATATCCCGGTCAGCCCTTCGGCCTTCAGTCGGTTCCACGCGACCGCGACCATCTCATCCAGCAGGGGTCTGGCATCTATCGGGATATCGCTCCGCTTGGCGAGCGCGCGGAATTTAGTACAGGCCAAATCATAGAGTGCCAAAAGGAGCTTGTCACGCTCCTTTGGCACATCCGGGATCCGCACATGCAGCCGCTTCAGCGTGACGCTGTTCTGCGCGGGCATCCGGGCTTACCCCTTCGGCACGGCGGTGCCGTAGCCGATCGTCGTGACTTTGCTCGTGGCATCCAGCGCAACTACCTCAATGATCGCGCCCGCGCCCGCCGTGATCTGCGTGGTGCCGCTGGTCAAAACCGTGAAGTCATCGGTGCTGCCGTCCTGCCCGAGTTTGGCCCGTTCCGCCGGATTAACGCGGTACGCAAGCGTATTCCCGCTCGGCGTACCCGTGACAGTCGCCACCGTGGTACCCTTGGTGCTGCCCGCGGCCAGCACAACTGTCAGCGGTGTGACACTGTACGCCGCGATGATGGCCGCCGCGCGCAGAACCTTGTGGCCGTAGACCATGCGCCCCTGCACGGCGCTCGCGCCGATGAACCGGCCGCTGCCCTTCAGGTCGTTCACATCGATGCGTACCGACCATTCCCGCACGCGGGTCGCAAACTTGGGATGGCCCGCAATCATAACGAGACCCGCGGTCTCGTCCAGCCACTCGAACACCAGCATCCCGGCAATCCTGCCGACAGCGCCCGTCTGCTTGACCTCGTCACCCAGAGCGCTTGCCGCGATGAATTCGGGGCTCTTCAGGATGTGCGCGAAAACGTCCGGCACCACCAGCAGATAGCGCTTGCCGTCGTTCGGAACTTTGGCAAGGGTCATCCGCTTGCGGATATTGATGATTTCGGCATATACCGTGTCCTTCGTGGGCATGACGACGGTTATCTTGGTACCCTGCGCCAGCAGGACGTTCCCGCCGTCCGTATCAATCCGAGTGGCGAGGGCTTCGCCCGCGCTGTTCAGACGATCGGCGACAAGGTTGTCCGGGACAGACGCAGCGTCGTGGCCGTCAATGATCTCGTTGACGCCCACATCCTGATTGATCACGAGCGTCTCAAAGCTGCCTTCCCCGGTTTCGGGGGCAAGGCCCGATGCCTTGTTATAGTTGCGCGCGGTGACTTCCTGGTCGCGGTTCGGGATTTTCACAGCGCCCGCCGTCGGAGTTCCCTCATATTCATTGTTGAAAATGACGTCGTCTTTGAGCAGCAGTTCCGCCCGCATCTTTGCGAGTACAAGGGCGGAGTATCTTTCCTGCAGTTCGTATGCCATGTTATGTGCTTCCTTTCGTTGCTAAATTATCAAACCGGGGTTTTTCGCCTTGAATGCGGCGGTAACGCCGTCCTCGGCGGCAGGGGCGCTCCCGGCTGCCGGGGCACGCCCGCGCAGCCGTTCCTCGACGCCCGCCTGTATGGCGGCGTCAATTGCGGTTTTGACCGCCTTGATATTCGCCGTCGTCTGCGCGGTATCCGCGCCTGTCAGCATCGCCGCCAGCTCCAACGGCAGCTTGTCCGCCGCCAGCAGTTTGGTGGTCTCATGCAGGGCGCGCTCGTGGGCAAGGGCGGCCTTGTCGGCCTCAAACTTAGCGCGCTCGGCTTTGTCCGCTTCCGTCTTCCGCTCCGCATCCGTCAGCTTGGCGAGGCGGGCAGCTTCCGCCGCGTCCTCGTCCCACTTTGCCTTGGCAGCCCGCAATACCTCTTCCGTGTATCCGGCGATGCCTACGGCGTAGGTCTCATCCTTTCGCACGTCCTCCCATGCGGGCTTGGCGGGGGGCGTCGATACGCCCTGGGGCGGTGTTGCGCCCGCGGGCGGGTCCACCGGTGCGCCGGGGGGGTCTGCGGCAACGGGGGCCGCGCCGCCGCCGTCCGCGTCATAATAGGGGTACAGTCTCTTGTGCATTTGTGTAGTCTCCTTTCAAAATCGCATATGACCGCGTTATAACGCGTTATAACGGGGGTGTATGGGCTTGGGGGTACCCAAGTTAGGGGTAACCAAAAAAGACGCCTTATTTTGCGTCTTTTGGATTAAGATTGGTTAGGGGAGTTCGGCACAGCTATGCGCTCAATAAAGCCTTTGCGTGTTCAGTTTCGCGCACACGATAGTTAGACATCGGAGGCAATCCGACCCAAAGAACCACAGTATCAGCAACAACAACAGCTGCTGCGTCAATTGCGGCTTCAAATATAGTATCCTCCGGTAATGTATATCCCTTCTCAGAAATATACTCTTGAACGGCTTTTTGGACGTTAGTATCCGTTTGCGGATCCCAGTTCCACATCTGAGAAGTCCTCCTATATCTTAAAGATAACATATTTGCCTAAGGCATTATATATTGCGCTTCTCCGTTGTCTGAACAGGGCCAGTATCTTCTTGTCGCCGTCTGAGGCGATTAGATCCGCCGCTGTTCTCCCGACATGTGTGTGCCCGCTCCATCGGTAGCCTGCATTAAATAGTTTTAACGCATCTGCTTTTCTTACAGGAACGGTTTCAATATCGCCTCGCATGATCAGCCGTTTGCCCTGTCTGGTAAACATTGCGAACTCGTTGCCCGTATTCGCCGTCAATGCGGCCAAGTCCAGCATGGAGACATCGCGCTTGCTTACAATCGCCTGCGAGCCGTATTTCGGCAGCAGCTCTAATATTGTTTGCTGGCGCCGGTTTAAGTCCTTGTGTCCAAACACGACATCCACCGGATGCGGTGTTTCAATCGGTGCGTTTATTATACCACTTTCTCCTGTAGTTGCAAGCGGTTTTTCCGGTGTCCACGTAAGATCCACGCCCTCCGGCAGCACCGTGTAACTTGTCACCGGCGCATAGCGGCAATGACAGCGCGGGTGGATAGGTATAACCGGGGCCTCGTCTATCGGGTATATGCCTCCGTTCTGCCCCGCGTGGTCTATGCAAACAGGGCAGGGGGCGGAGTCCAGGATATACTGCACATGCGTATAGCCCGATTCCTTGTATGCCGCGATATTCGCCGCGCCGGTGGCGGCCGATACTTCCGTTTGGATCAGTCTGTCGGCCACTTCATAGCTGACGCCATAATCCTTCATGATCTTCGCCTTGACCTTTGCGGGGTTCTCCCCGCGCACGAGCAGATCGCGCATATGCCCCTCAAGGTCGGATGCCAGCTTGTTGGTGTTCTTCCATATGCGCTCGCTGTAATCCTTGCCGCTCCACGGCGTGGCGAGGTAGGTGTCCAGCAACTTGTCCGGCACCACAGACCAGCGGCCCGGCCCGCGGATCGCGTCCATCGTATCGCCGAAGGTGGCTATATACCCATTGCTGACCGCCGCCCGCACTGCGTCTAACTGCGCGTTTTGCGTTGCCTGCGCGCCCATCCGCACGGTCGTGAGCAGATTGTCCCAGCGGGAGAAGTTATATAGCTGTGTCCTGGTCAGGCTTTCTGCGCCGCTTTCCTGTATCTGCGCGTACAAGCGGTCGATATCGCGCAGGGTATCCTCTTGGATCCTGCGATAGACCTCCATCACATACTTTTGCCTGTCGGCGGCATATACCAAAGCGCGCGCCTCTTGTAGCGCAAGCTTCTCTGACCAGTAACTCATGGTTATATCCCCTTACGACATAATGCCCCCCGCGCCGGTACGGATCGGTTTTGTCAATCGGCCCGGCCATCTATTGCGCCCCCCACATAGGGAGTGTGTACCCGGCTTCTGCCTCCGCCCGTTTCTTTTCAATCTCGGCTTTCGCGTCAATATCCAGCGGCAAGATCCCGATCGCCGTTTCATCGCTTACCAATCCCGATGCCTTCACGGCCACGTCAACCAATTCCAAAAGATTGCTTGGGATATTTCGGGTAAACGTCATGCCGATTTGCGTATAGTCGTATTTCACGCCATCCAGAACGGCCAGCACCTCGCAGATCAGTTCCATGCGCCGCTGCAGGCCGAGCCGGAAGCCGCGCTCCTTGCGGGATGCCTTGTTTTCCAAACCCTGCAGCTTGAACTTCAAAGCTATACCGGACGCATCCCCCGCAAACGATTCATCCGTCAACGCCGGGGTCATGCTTAATTTGTGGATGTCTTTATCCAAACGATCGCGCAAATGCTCCAGTGCGGTATCGTCCTGCGGCTTGACCAGCCAGCTTGCGTCTCCGCCCTCCGGGAGGTTCAATACGCGATTTTTGCGCATCTCTTTGACGTCTGTCTCGTCCGTATCCTCCATCCCCAATAGCTTTAGGTAGGCGTTGCGGAAGTCCTCCAGCTCACTGACCGCATTGGACTGCGATCGGTCATATGCGTCTATCAGACTCAAGATCTGCTCAAAGTCGCCGATCGCGCGGCGGTTGTTCAGATACGAGTTTATAGGCACCTGCCGGAAATGGTGGGGCGTCGGCTCACCAATCTGCACCCAGCTGCCACCACTTTGGCGGGTGTATGATGTGATGGTTGTCGCATCATATAAGTCCGCGTACTCGGTCTCTTTGTCCTGTAAGATATCTTTATCTTTGTAGGTGCGGATTGCGTATAGCAGCGCATTCTCCACTGTATTGTCATAGACGAGGATGATCTCGCGCGGATCCACGGCCTTAAAGCGGATTTTTGCGTCACCGTCCATATACAGCAGTTCCTGCGCGATTCCGTATATGCTGGCATCCTCCGCTAACTCGGCGTTAGCGTTCATCTCGTCCGTATACGCGAATATCCCCGACAACCGTTCCAGCAGGGTGTTGGCTCGTTCATCATCACCGGCACTGTACTTGATGGCTTCGCCCATGAAATAGCCGACATTGATATCCGTGATATAAGCGGCGTAACTGTGCCGCAAAAGTATGTCCCGGCGCCCGCTCTGTGGGTCCACTGTCACAGACTTCTCGTCACTTGGCATATAACGCTTGTCAAGATTGTCCATGCGCGGCAGCACGGTTTTCTTGTGCGCCGCTATATACTTGTCCATACGGTCGACAGTCATCTGCGCAGATATTGGCATACGGAACATATCTTAATCTCCTATATCCCCAACGAGGATCGTTTCATGGTTTTCAGCTTTCGCTCTTTTTTGCCCTGTATCATCTCCGCCAGTCCGGTCGTGGCGTCGGGCGCGTCATCGTGCTTATTTTTGCCTTCGGCCATGTAATTTTTCATGGCACTTGCGTATTCCGGCCAACGTGTCTCCCAATCCTTTGGCATTAGGATATTGCGCATAACAAATGTGCTTTCGGCGCGAATGCGCGCGACTTTATTGTGGGTTTGTGTAAACCACGATATCGGCACGCGTCGGTCTTTGTAGCGCTCCCACAGATTGCGCTCCACCGCCCGGGCAAAACCGCGACCGCCGTTGTTGCTCTCAAACTGCGCTTTGCCATGCACCTGATATACGTGCAGCTGCTCGGCCACCATCGGCTCCGTTTGCTCCATGGGTTTCTGCGTATAGATCACATCCAGCATATAGCCTTGGCCGTCTATTTCCTCCGCCACAAGTGAGCATAGATAGTCGCTGCCTGTATCCGCCGTGTCGGTATAGGATATAACCCTACCGCGCTTGCCTTCCGGCAGCCGGTCGTATGTCGAAAATGAGGTGTATAACCGCCCCTTGATATCCATAGGCGTCTGCTGGAAGTTCGCGTCTGCTATGGCATCGCTCATTTTGGCACGCTTGTCCCGATAGCTCTTTAGGCTCAATATCTCGGGGCAAAGCATAGTACCCAACTGCTCGTTATACGCCTGTCGGCAAAACACATACCATTCGTCCGGCTCATTCTCGAGCAGCTTGCCGCACAAATCCTTGGTGCTCCACCGTGTATGGTTGACAATCTGCAGGCCGCCCTCCTCGACACGCGACAGGAAGGTGTTGCAATACCAGTCCCACTGATCGGCCAGCACGTTGTCGTTATATGCCTCCTCGGCGGACTTGATAGGATCGTCTATAATGCCGAGACTGCAACCTATTCCGGTCATAGTACCGCCAAAGCTGGTGGCCAAATAGGAAAAGAATGTACCTTCCAGCGACCACATCATCTGGCTGGCATCTCCATACTTGATATGGACGCTCGGGAACACATCGTTGAATACAAAATACTTTGGATCTATTTTTGTCGCGTCAATGTCGTCGCGCACGTAGCGCGCGAAACGCCGCGCTAATATTTCATTGTAAGAAACGGAGATGATCTGCATCCCCACGGGATCCCGCCCGAAGCACCACTCGCAGAATAGCGTCAGAATGTAGCTCTTCCCGTGGCGCGGTGGGATATTGATCATGAATTTAGTGTATGGTTCTCCCGTTTTCGGGTTTATAAGCCGCCGTTCGACAAAGGATTGCAGGGTCTCGGCCAGTTCTCGCAGGAACTTTCGGCTTTCCTTGAAAAACTTTTGGTTCTTTAATTTGCAGTACTCCCAGAAGGAAGAGCGGGCGGCGACGTATCTCGGATCGGTAATCCCGTCCGGAGCAATTATTTTTTCCAGCACCATGCCCGCTTTTCCTCCCATCTTATTACTGCCGGGCAGGCTTTCGCCTGCACCGGCTCCAAACATGGCAAATCACGCGTGATAACGGCGTTATTTCCCGCGTTCGGGTTGTCATCGCCCTATCGGGCTTCATTGAATTCATATGGCTTATTTGGCGCGTATGGCCGCGCCTGCTGTGCGCGCTGCCGGGCCGTCTCAGCATAGCCCGCGTCCAGCTCCATGCACAGTTGGATTGGTACCGTATACCATACGGCGGGTCGGTCAGGATCAGGTCAACCGTCCGATCCGGCACATCTTTCAGCAGCCAGAGGCAGTCGCCCTCATAGATTCGGTTTCTTTCAATAATTGCCTTGGCGTTCACCTCTTTCTTGATATTTGGGTTAAGTCAGCGATATTGTCGCGAGAATGCAAATAATAGGGCTGCCCGGATCGCCGACAAACTAATAAAAACGGCAGTTGTCCGGGCAGCGCCCATCAGGAGGCGGAACGAAGAAAAAACACTAAAAACCCCGTTCCCTTTTGCGCAGTTGGCGTGCTGCGCCATTTGGCTCCAGCGATCTGGTCGTCTCTTAGGGAGCCAAAGATTTAGGAGGGCTATAGGCATAACCCCCCATTTAGGCCCGTCTTACGTTGGATTGTCCAATGCGGCCTAAACGATTTATCTTTATGATCATCCGCGTCCGACACCGGGAATACTCAACCGTGCGCCTTATTCGGATTGCTTTTAGGCCTGTTGTCCGCGACATAGCGAAGGGCGTATGTCAGGTAGATATCTTCATCATAGAGCCGCAGGGTTGCCTGTGCTTTTCTGGCACGGGCGTCCACCTTCATTATGGCCACACCCGGAGGGATAGGGCTTGTGATCTCCACACCGTCCGCCCAGCGGACTGCGTCCAGCAGCAACGGGTGTTTGGACCCTCCGAAGCGCAGACGTTCCTCCCGGAACGCCGGAAGATATCGGTCATAGTTCTCATACAAGCCGAGGATAACCTGCATCTCCTCCGACGGTACAGGCATCGGCATTGCCGAACCCGTTTTGCCAAGCAGCCGCAGTACGCCGGGGCACTCTTTTAGCAAGTGATACGTTTCTGCGGTGAGCTTTGCAATTTGCACAAATACGTATCCCGGAAACAGCAAGCGGCTTTCCGCCATCAGCCGATTGTTCCGTCGGCGGTATATAATCTGCTCCGGTGCTGCTACATTGTCCGTAATTTTTGACAACTTGCGCGCCGCGTTCTGTTCAGCACCCGCCGCGACAGACAGCACGTACCAGTTACTTGTCGTCATCCCGCGCCGCCTCCTCACGCACCGCATCCTGCACTATAGCCGTCAGTTGTTCCAGCAGCTCGGGCTTTTCCGCAAGCTCTGCGCGGATCTTGCGCAGGATATTGGCTTCGATCGCTTGGCACGCCTTTTCCCGCGCGCCCTTCATGCGTTCCCGGTAAACGGTGGACCGCTGCAAATCAATCAGCAGCTTGCCCGCCTTCTCAATCGGTATTTCGCCGATCTCGTCATCCGCCGTGGATATGCGCCGCGTCAGGCTGTCCATTAGGATGGACGTCGCAATCTCGCCCGCTGCCACGTCATTGTTTTCGCGGGAGTACTGGATCAGGGCCATTGTTTGCCGCCTTGATTCTTCCAGCCTGACCGCCACCGCGTTCATACGGTGCGCTTTGCGGAAAATGGTCGAACGGCTGATTTCCCATCCCCGCGCCTTCATGCGCTCCGCGATATCCGTATATGTGTTCGCCGGGTCGAGGATCTGCGCTTCCAAGAAGTCCTGCGCCTCCTGCGGCAAACTGTCCACCAGGGAGTGGACGCGGGAATATGCGCGCTTGCGAGCCATATCAGATGATAATGCCGGGGTCGTCCGGGATACTGCCTTCCATGAGGTCAATGCCGTGGGCGGTCAGTTCCACCGTGTCCCCTGTGTTCAGAATGGAGTTGCTGTCCGCACCAATTATGCGGATATACTTTTTGTCCGAAAGGTAGGTTAGATGGGGATAAATATCCGTAGCGATACTGACCAGCGCATTCTCCAAGGATTTCTTGCTGATTGGGCGCATTCCACCGGTCGAGAGGGCGCGCAGGATAGCGCCGCGCGTTTCGCGGTTCTTTATGGCTGTCATCTCATTGATTTTTCCCATATCGCTTACTCCTTTGTCCCACTTCTTGCGATGAGACGGTCTAATTTCTGGTCAATTCTCTCCGTCACTCGGATAAAATCTTCACGGAGCGCGTATACCATAGGGGCCTTCTGCGCTTCGACTTGCAGCTCCGCGATTTGCCTATCGTGCTTCGCAAGCTTTTCGTCCACATGTTTGCGGTCCTGCTTCCAAAGGAAGCCTAAGATTCCGATTACGATAGCGACAGCGCCCTGTATCGCCCAGGTTACCCATTCGTGCATATTGTCTCCAAAACACAAAGCCCGCAAGAGCTTCTCTCTTGCGGGTATTGTACAATTAGACTTATGTGAGGTGCAAAGTAATCAGTCTGATTACTTGTGGTTAATCAGTCAAACAGCGGGATGGATGCATAGTCTTTTTTATCGGCGCGTATGATCTCGTACACGGTATTCGTGGCCAGATCATACTTGCGCACCAACGCAGATACATCCCCGGTCTTCCGATATTCCTCCTGTATCTGCTTATTCCGGTAGTTGCGCAAAACGGCATCCAGTTTAGGGACGTATGCCATCTCACCGCCGTAATTTTGGCATAACCGGAGCGTCGTGTCAATCCCCAACGTTTCCGCATATCCGCGCAAGGCTTCCGGCAGATCGGATTCCTGCAGTTCAGCTATCCAGCCCGGCAGTTCTTTCACGGTTCACCTCCTTGTCGGTCTCCCTGGCCGCGATGGCCTTCATGCCCTCTATGACCTTGCGCGCGATCGGCATATCCAGCCACGCCATGCGCGCCACGCCGAAGCGCTTGCCCAGGAAGCCCTCCAGCCGCTCATCCGTCCAACCCAGCTGCTCTTGCAACTGCCGAATCTTCCATGCGGTTTCCGTTGTAAGGTGGCGACTGATATCCGTCTGCTTCGGTTGCACCTGTGATTTCAGCCTGTCAATGACATATGCGGCCTGCCGCGCGGTCAACTGCTTCACGCTGCTGCGGCCCGTCATGGCATGTATCGCCGCATGCACGTCCTCATTATCTATGCCTAGGCTGCGCGCCGTGGCGTACAGGCAGCCGATCTGCGCTTTTGTGATATACTCTGTTGTACGCGGCATCTTACACCTCCGCCGGGGGATCTTCCCGCTTAACTTCCAGCCAGAAGGTATCCTCTATCTTAACGCCAACGCCCAGTTCGGCAACCTCACCAAGCGGTTTGCTGTGCAGAGCTTCCTTGTTGACGGTTATGGGCGTGATTTTCAGGCAGTCGAGCCAGCCTATTGCGCGCAACCGCTCAATGACGGCGGCCTTTTGCGTCGGATCCGACGGCACCTGCAGCTTCGTACTCTTGCGGTAGCCAACCTTTCCGAACACCAGTTCGCGCGTTTTCTTAGTACCGAGGTCTGCCCGGTTAGCCTCCACAAACGCATGTATCTGTTTGAACAGCTCGTCCTTACGGGTCTTATGCGGTTCGCGCTTGATCTGCGCATCCAACTTGATTTCATCCAGAGCGGCATTCTCTGCGTCTGTAACGGCGTTTATCGCGCGTTTGTGCTCCGCCATTTCTGCAAGCGACAGGTCAACCTCGTCCCAGTTCTTCAGCACCGGGATTTCGGGTTTTGCTTTAATTCTTGCCATATGGTCTTCCTCCTTAATTAAAACATGAGCTTGTATTTTTGTGCGGCGCGGACGGTATCGCCTGTGATGGTTCCGCCGTTCGCGGTCGACAGGCACATATCCAAAATCTCGCACATGGTACCCAGTCCGCCGTGGGCGGTGTCCGCGCCGATTTTGGATAGCATTTGGCGGGCGTCTGTGGTACAATCGTATTGGCGCAGGATTTGGATGGCGGCTCCCATAGACAGACCTTTGAGTGGCAGCTCGTATTTCCGTCTATATAACTGGGCGAGGTTGTCCTTTCCCGCGCCCCTTGTCAGTATGGTCGCCAGCTCCGCCGTACCCGCGAGGATGATGGGTATCCCCGTGTTATCCCATATCTTGCGCAGGTACTCGAACTTATCCACGTCCCACTTTTTCAGATACTCGGCTTCATCCACAAGGATGGCAAAGTCGCTGTGATTGCGCAGCCCCGCCAGCAGCATTTTGAAGCGTGTGTAAGCGTTCCCGCGCACAGACACGCCCGCGCCCCGCGCTATGCTGTCTATGAGATCGCCTACGCGCATACTCGGCATGGCCTCAATGTACAGGCTGTTCGGATATTTGCGCATGATCTGCTTCAAGATTGTGGTCTTCCCCGTGCCGGGCGCACCGATCATAACGCCCATCTTCCGGTGCTCCACCACATAGGTGCACCAGCCTATGGCGGTCAGGTACTCCTCGTGCTCCCACAGTTCCAACTCCCGCTTATACTGCGGGGCCTGCGGCTCGGGAGCGTACAGACGCTCCACTTCCATGATTTCCTTGACATAGCCCTCCAGCGTCGTGAGAATGCTCTCGCCAATGAGGATGTCCCCGCTCGCAAAGCGCGAGATCGTCGGGCGGCTGACGCCTGTGTCCCTCTCCACCTGTGCAAAGGTGACGCCGCTGTTCTTCAGCCGCAGCAATGCGGCACGCAGGCCCGCCATGCGGTTCTCCATGCTCTCGTGTTCGTTCCCGTACAAATCCTGCTGTACGGTGTCCAAGGGTCTTGCTTCCATTTTGTCTTCCTCCTGTTTTTTAGTATTCCGCCGCCGCGATTTCGCGGTTAGACTCCTTTCCTATTGCCTGAAACATATCCCGCACGGCGTCGCCGCTCTGCTTGTCCGCCTTTGTCTGCCTGCGGGATTCCTCCAGCGCATCCCGATCTTTTGCCGCCCTGCGGTATTCCGGTGTAGTCAGCCCAGCAGCCGCGCCCGTGACATCCTCAAAGACCGTATTATGCGTCAGTAACTCTGCCGCCCTTTGCGCAGAGTGAATCCCGGCCACGGCATCCGCCTTAGTCCGTTTTTGCAATGACATATGCGCACCCAGCTTGTCCGAATCCTCGCCGACAAGGCGCAGCCTGTCTTTTTGCGGCGCGGTGCAAAGGTAGTGCCCGCCCGCGACAATCGTTACGCAGCTGTCGTCATCCTCGTCATAGCGGACGGTTACATATTCCCCGATACAGCGCGCCATGCTGTCGTGCCAATAGAGGATTTTGTTCAGCTTGACGCCCTGGGTGCTGACCTTGCGCTCACAGATACTGGTACGCAGCAGCCCCAGCATATCCATGCTCGCAATATCGTCCGGGCGTGCCTTTTCGCTCGACTGATATATTTCCAACGGGCTCTGCGCGTTTTCAAATCGCTCTGCGTGATATGCGGGCATGATCTCACTGCGCAGCTTTTGCTCAAACTGGCGCAGGGTCAGCAGCTTCCCGCGCACCGCCAGCTTCTCCAATGCCGCCCGCGTTAGGTCTTGCGGGCGCGCCGATGGCGTCCCGCCGCACCAGCCGGGCAGCCCGCGCAGGAAACAGTTTTCCAGTGTGCCGAACAACCGTTCGATTGTCTTACTCCATGCCTTGTATGGAAGCGCGTGCGTGACGCCTATACCCATGGCCTGCACCACCGAGCTCTTTGTCAGCCCCGCGTTCAACCGGCCTATGCTGTATTCCACCTCCTTATCCCCCTCCATGCGCCTGCCGCGATAGTCCTTGCCGTTGTCTATGTAGATCATGCTTGGCATACCCGAAAATGGGCTGTACGGGGTTTCCATGCAGGCGCGGATAAGGGTCTCGGCTATGGTCTTGCTGTTCGGCTTGTCCGTAACGCCAAAACCAACAAAGCACCCGCTCCGCGCGTCCGACCACGCGGTGATCCATGGGCGGATAATGCGCCCGTCATCGTCGATCACGAACAGATCGCACATATGATGGTCGCCGAAAAAGCATTCATTGGCCATTTGCGGCTTCTCGCGCTGGGCCTTTGGCATATACCGTGCTTCCCAATACCTCTCGCCGTGCCGGGCATATGCCAGCTCACCCTTAGGAATATTACGTACATATCGGTCTATGGCGGACACGCAGTCCGTCACCTTCATCCCGCCGCCCGGCTCCGGGCAGGGTGCGTAATTATGGTTACCGTTGGCGGTCAGCTTTGCCCGTGCCAGCGTCCCCTCGCAATGCGCGCAATTGTTGCATGCGGATTCGCCCAACCCCTGTGCCACCTCTAACAGCTGCCGGTGTACGGCCCGGTGCGTGGGCTTGTAGGGTATACACATCTTTGCTTTCACAACGTCCTGCGCCATATAGCACAGGCTGCGGCTCACGCCCTTGGTCGCGCGCTCGGTGTTGTCCATGAGCCCGGCATACCCGTCCTTTTCGTAGCGGTCATACCAGCGGTAGATCGTCCGAAGGCTCACGCCTATGCTGTCCGCCAGCTCCTGTTTGCGCTCGCTCGCTTCCTTGCCTTTGTATATGCTGTCTATGATCTCGCACCGGCGGCAAGCGTCCATACGCTGTTCCAGCTTTTGCATACCTTCCTCCCCGACTACCGCGTAATACGCGCCGATCTCCGCGTCCGACACTGAACCGTCCTGCATGCGCCAGTACCGCTGCTGCGCTTCCGGCGGCAGCGCGGACAGGGGGATGGAATAGGTCGGGCCTCGGTCACCTTCAATGCGGGACGCTTGCATCGTCCCGTTGGCGCAGTAATGCTTCACGGTTCTAAATGGAATTCCTGTCAGCATAGCGACAAAAGACGTCCCCAGCCAAACCGCGCCCGCATCCGGCACCGCCCGCAGTTCCGGCGGTTTGCGCTTTATATTCGGTTCAAATAATCTCGCTTGTTCCATATCTGCTTCCTTCTCTGTGTGCTCACAACGGAGCGATCCCACCGTCTCATTGGCA